TTTTACACTACGGTCAAACATTATTTGATACTTTAATGCTATTTATTTTCATCAAAGTATAAGTCTTCAAAGACGATATCTTCAAGCTGTAAAACTTCTGATTCGTCCAAACTGCTCAACAATTGTATTTTGCGCGGTTTGCCCTGTTTACCCTTAACCTCGATGTACGCGCTGAGAATATCCACTTGCATCGGCAGACCGTGTTCTTCTGGCAACAGGGTATAGGTCAGCTCAATGGGCAAGGTCAACGATGTACTTAGCTTGGTTTTCGTCATTTTTATAGGCTTCCTCAATTTGAGCTGCTTTGGCCGGATCGCTCTTGTAAAGAACTCGGCAGTATTCACGAACGACAATGGCTCCCACCGTTCTCATCAGGGGAGCTTGATAAAACTCAGCAAGCTCTCGCGCCATGTAGTAGTGTTCAGCCCGCAGTCCCACGGCTGTCATAGGGACACCTTTAACTTTTGCGCCCGCTCTGGCACCACGAAGGTTTGACTTTGGTTTGACCCTGCGCTTACCGTATCGACGTCTGTAAAACACCCTCTTTGGCTTTTCCGCTATCTCCTCCATTTTTTAACCTCCTTACTCGTTGTGACTTGTAAGCTTTTAGCAAGCTGCGCATCTCGAATCTCGTCAACGATGGAGCGCTGGCTGCTCTTCACCGGAGGTTTGTTCACAACCGGCTTCGGTTTGAGCGGCACTCTGGGCAGCGGGTAACGCGGCGCTTTGCGTGGTGCCTTGGGTGCCTTGGGTGCCACTTCGGGCTCCTCTTCAGGTACATCCTCGAACTCCCCATCGGACTCCTCGTCAGGTGCATCCTCCGACTCGTTGTCAACGTACTGCGCGTCATCTTCGATGAGCGTCTGCGCAACAGGGGTCACATCGATAATGCCGGCTGGATCGCCATACACCATCTTGATCTCCTCAAGCTTGCGCTTAACCTCCTCCAGACTCATCGAGTCAATCGTGCCGTGTCTGATCTCCTTGCGCTCAACGTAGATCGTGCCCAGTGCCTGCCCACGGCGGTACTCTGCCTGCACTGCCGCACTGTAGTTGCCGGCCTCCAGAGCGCGGTCCCGGATATCGAGCAGATCGCGCATGTGCCGATCAACCGTAGTGCCGTACTTCTCTGCCAGATCCCGGCGGTACTGTTGGATGGCCGCCACAACGTGTGGGTTTTTAGTTGCGTCAGTTAGCCTGTTGGCAATGACCGAGGCGAACTTCGGGTTGTAATTTGCAGCGATCGCAGCCTCTACCAACGTCTTCTTCCCGTCGCCATTGACCAGCTCTTGAATGAAGATCCACTCCTGCGCCGTGACGGCTTTTTTTTGTTGCGCCAGCGGTGCAACCTTCGCCTCTAATCTTTTTTGCAATTTAGTCTTACCCTCACCTTCGATAGGCGACTTGTTGAAAATCGAACGCATGCGTTTGGTTTTTACTTCCATTACCTCACCTCATGAATATTTAAAAGCACAACTCATTTTTTCAAAGCTTTAAGTAAATCGCGCTGCGTCGTGTTCTTGTCAGACAACACCTCCAAGACCCGCTCGTCAATACAGTCTTGCGCAACGATATGCACAATGCGAACAGGCTTTGTCTGACCCTGACGGTGCAGACGCGCGTTAAACTGCTGGTACAACTCAAGTGACCAGTTCAACCCGAACCAGACACACAGAGCGCCCCCGTCCTGCAAATTCAAGCCGTGACCCGCGCTGGCCGGGTGCGCCAACAACATCTTTATCTCCCCCCTGTTCCAACGGTTAATCGTCTCAGGGTTCTTGTCTAGGGTGACTGCCTGCGGGAAAATGGCGCTGATGCGCATCAGGTCGATCCGGTAATTGTAGGCAACCAGCATCGGCTCGTCGTTGATCTCAACAAGCTCTTTGAGCGCATCGAGCTTGGCCGAGTGAACCTGTGTCCAGTTACCCTTGTCATCCGTATAGACCGCCCCGTTACACCACTGCAGCAGCTTGTTGGCAAGCACAGCGGCGTTCATTGCCTCGATCTCATCCCCGCTCGGTAACACTGAAAGTAGGTCGCGCTCAAACTTCACGTACTCATCCTGTACGCTGCTTGGCAACTGCACATACTCGGTCAAATCAATGCGCGCAGGCAGCTCCAAGTAATCCTGCGCCGACATGCTTAAACACACATCCGCAATCAGCGCGTGAATTTCCGTGGCTGCGTTGGGCTTGATCGTCCATCGGTAGCCCATGTAGTCCTGATCAAAAAACCGCTGCTTGAACCCACTCAACGTGCGCCCCAAGCGCTGCCCGAAGTCCACCAAGTACATCTGTGACCACAAGTCCATCAGGCTATTCGGGGCGGGTGTGCCTGTCAGCAGCACCACGTAGCGCACGTGCGGGGTCACGCGCTTGAGCGCCTTCCACCGCTGGGCGCTGCTGCTCTTAAAGCTGCTCGACTCATCCACAACGAGCGCATCGAACGGCCAGCCGTTGGCGTAGTGCTTCACCAGCCACGGCACGTTCTCACGGTTGATGGTGTAGATGTCTGCAGTGCGCTGCAGGGCGCTGATGCGTTTACGCTCAGTGCCCGTGCACACGCTCACCGACAGGTAGTTCAGATGCTCCCACTTGCGGCACTCCTGCTCCCAGACCGAGTTGGCAACCTTGAGCGGTGCAATCACCAACACCCGTCTTACCTCACAACCATCCAACAGGTCACTCGCCGCGCTTAGGGTGCTGGCCGTCTTGCCAAGACCCATCTCTAGCAGCAACATGCAGCGCTTGGTCTTCTTGATAAACTCAATGGCTCGCGACTGGTACTCGTGTAAATCTCTCTTAAAAAGCATCATCCACCCCCTGTATCGTATCGATAACATAGACCGTGCAACCGAGCGCCCTGCGCCGCTCATGATCTTTGAGCTGCTTGAGGGTTGGCTTGGCGCCGGGGCGCTTGCACTCCACAAACACAATGCGCCCCCCGGGCAGTGTCACCAGCCGGTCAGGCACGGATCGTTTGGCGGGGGATGTGAACTTCTCACACTCACCCCCAAGCTTTTTGATCTTCGCCACCAACGCCTTCTCTATGTCACGCTCAAGCATCACCACCTCCAACTTCATACAATAATTTCTCAGCTATCTTCACGTAGGCCGCGTAGTCAACATCGTCTGGGAACGTGTCGGGCAGTGTCATCAGTGGGATAGCGCCCGCAGACTTAGCCACGCGGTTACTGTTGGTGGAATAATGAATGCACTCATCTTTCCCAACGCGGGTGGACAGGTAGAAGCGCACCGCCTTACCCAAGAATGTACCGCGCCACTGCGCTCCGCCCGTGACGCGGCGCACCGTGCAGAACTGTGTGATGTCCTTGCAGTCCCGGATCGTCTGCTCGATGGGGTAGTCCATAACAATGTGCTGCGCCACGGCGTCGTACACGATGGGCTGGTCTGGGTTCTTCTGCAGACCTATTGGCGCGAAGCAGCCCTTACCCTTGATCGTGCCGTCGAGCTTGCCGGCCACGTAGTTGTTTACGTCCCGGCTGGCGATTACTGTGTAGTCAGTGCGCTCGAGTACGTAGGTTGTGTCCAGCATCCAGTTCCACGCCACCTCCTTCACCGCCGACTCCAGCGAGGTCTTGTGGTGCAGCACGATCCCATCGGTGTTAGCACTGAGCACCCGCGCCCCCACGGCCACCATGCGCTCGATCAGCATCAGCAGCGCCAGCTGCCCAGTGACGGTGGTCTGTATCAACAGGTCGGGCGCGTACAGCGCGCTGTACTTGCTGCCCAGCTTGCCGAAGCTGCCGTTGACGGCGATCTTGAGCGTGTCGGCTGTAACCTTGTCGCCCGCCTTCTTGGCTGCCATGCGCCGCTCAACAATCGATTGATACACTTCTAGGAACGGTGTGCCAAGCGCCTTGGGCGAAAGGCGCTGCTGCAACACGATGTTGGGGTAGTAACTGGCAACGTCCCAGTCCGAGATCATCTCATCGGGCGCGGCGTACACCCTCTGGCGTGTCTCACATGAGTGCAGACCCCCGATCCCCATCCGGTAGCTGGCGCCCCCCAAGACGATCTTGGTCTGGCGCAGCCACTGTGGCATGACTACCGAGCCGTTACTGCCCACACAGAACCGCTCATCAAGGATTGCCTGAAACACTTTGCGTAGCTGCGGGTCTTGGAACTGCACAATCTTTGGATCTAAGTACCCGAACACGTAGTTGTCCTCAAGCTTGGGGGCACTGTATTTCTCATCCGTGAGCTTCTCCAGCTCCGACTTGATCACCGTCTCAGCAATCTGCGCGTCCGACTTACTGCGCAGATCCATCCCGTACTGCTGCGACATCTCAGCGCGCAGATCAATGGTCGGCTTTAACGCACTGTAGAGCATGTGCGTGGTGTCCAGATCGTTCGTGCAGTAGTCGCGCATCATCTGCCGCTGGTGCGGCTCAATGCTCTGATCCGGCTTGATGGGGAGGTCTTGTATCGTGGGGGCGTTCATGCGCCCACCGTAAATCTTCAGGCTTGAGCGCCCCGGTGAGACATCCATCAGGTCAATGTGATCCCACTTCGTGGGTATGGTAATGCCCCACTCTCGGCAGACCTTCCACGAAGGGTAGCCGCTGTTGATGATCGCGTCAGCGAGATCCTTTATGCGTTGGCAGTTCCAACCATTCAAAGCCGCAACGATAATTGGCAGGTCAAACGACACCCCGTTAAAACTAACCGTGGTGTTCTTTTCCATAATCTTATTAATACGCGCCTTGTTCAGCGCCTGCCCCTCAAACATATCAATGTGCACAGCGTTACCCGTGTGTATATTTTTCGCAGCGAACAAAAAATAGTCTTTGTAGACTTCGGTATCTATCACAATCACGAGGAGTTGCCTCAGATAAAATGGCCGCCATGAGGCGGCCACTTGTCTTCGTTTGACTTGCTTGGGTTGTTTGACTTAGAACTTAAAATCTTCGTCATCGTCACCGAACGCGTCAAACTCATTCGGACTTACCCCACCATCACCGAACGGCTCACCGTCACGCACGAACTGGACAGCGTCAAGCTGCGCGTTGATGCGTTTGCCATACTGGTTGTTCTGCGCCCACAGGCTGACGATTGCGTTGACGTAACACCCAGCATAGACAATGTTGTCACTCTCCACGATCGGGGTCTTGTCGCGGGTAATCACCAGCGGTCGCCGCTTGGTGCTTGCTTTAAGCACCATCGCGTTGTGGAACTCTTCGCGGCCACTGTCGTCACCGTCCTTGAGTGCCAGCTTGTCAGGCGCAACCTTGCCCTTAAGCTCAGTCTTACACAGAGC